TTGCCGAGGAGGAGGACGAACTACTGCTCCTGATCGCGGGCGCGCTGCCCGCAATTCTGAGGTGACAACGACATGAGCGAAGATCTGCAAATCCTGGCACGCTCGATCAGCGTCACGATCAAGGCGCACGTCGACCGGCGGCTCGACGAGTTCCGCGCCTCGTTCCGGGTTCCGGCCGACGGCAAGGACGGGGCGCCCGGTGCCCCTGGCGATCGCGGTCCTGTCGGCGAGCGCGGCGCGGACGGCGCACCGGGCGAGCGGGGCGAACGCGGCGCAGACGGTGCACCCGGCGAACGCGGGCCGGCCGGCGAACCTGGGGAACGCGGCGCGGACGGAGCGCCTGGCGAGCGCGGACCCGCTGGCGAGCGCGGCGAGCGCGGCGCGGATGGCCTGCGCGGCGAGCGCGGCGCCGACGGGGCGCCCGGTCCGATGGGCGAGCGCGGTCTGGCCGGGATCGACGGCAAGGACGGGGCGCCGGGGCCGGCCGGCCGCGACTTCGATCCGGTTCTGATGGAGTCCGCGATTCGGGCCGAGGTCGGGAAGCAGTTCGCCGACGTGTACGAGCGCGTTCTGCGCGCGATGCCCGCGCCGAAGGACGGCACGAGCGTGACCATCGCCGACGTGGCGCCGCTGCTCGAAGGCGAGGTGGCCAAGTGGGAGCTGGATTTCGAGCGGCGCGCGGCGGAGGTCTTGCAGCGCGCGCTCGATCGTATCCCGAAGGGTCGCGACGGCAAGGACGGCGTGGGCGTCGAGGATCTCCAAATCGAGTCGGTCGACGGCGGCCGGGTGATCGCGATCAGCATCATCTCCGCGGCCGGCGCGACGATCCGCCGCGAGGTCCGGACCGAGCTGACGCTGGACCGCGGCCAATACGCGCTCGGGAAGTCCTACGAGGCCGGCGACGGCGTAACCTACGGTGGCTCGTTCTGGATCGCGCAGGTGGCGACCGACGATAGCCCTGGAAACTCCAGGGGCGGCATGCCGTGGCGGCTCGCGGTCAAGCATGGGAGGGATGCGAAGTGATGATGCGCTGCAAGGTCATCCCGACCTCCGACGACGACGACGACATTCTGACGCTGGAGGAGTGCCGCGCGCAGTGCTCCGTCGTCCCCTATGACGACGACTCCGACGGCGCGACGAGCCACCCCGACGACACGCTGCTGCTCGCCTACCGGGACGCGGCGATCGAGTCGGCGGAGGCGTTCACGGGGCTCTCGATCAAGCTCAAGACCTACGAGGGCGCGCTGGACGAGTTCCCCGACGACGGCGAAGCCATCGAGATCGCCAACCCGCCGCTGGTCGAGATCGAAAGCGTCCTGTACGGGTCCGACTCCGAGACGGCGGCGTTCACGGACTTCGCGGTGGACGACTACTCGCAGCCGGCGCGGATCAAGCCACTGGCCGGCGCCGCCTGGCCCACGTTCGATTACGCGCTGGCAGGCGTCCGCATCCGGTTCCAAGCGGGGTATACCGCGGCGACGCTGCCGAAGGCGCTCAAGCAGGCGTTGCTGCTGACCATCGGTGACTGGTACGAACACCGGGAGGACTCGACCGCCAAAGCGATGACCGTCCTGCCCAACGGGGCCGAATCGCTCCTCCGTCCGCTGCGCGTCCGACTCGGGATGGCCTGAGATGGCGATGCGGCACTGGCTCACCTTCGAGTCGCTCGTCGAGGAGATGGACTCGGACGGTGCGCGCACCTCGGTCTGGGCGCCGGCTTTCGACGTCAGCCCGACGATGCCGGCCGAGGTCGAGCCGCTCTCTGGCCGCGAGCTGATCGCGGCGAACGCCGTCCAGTCGCGGGTGACGCACCGGATCCGGATTCGCTACCGCGAGGGGATCACGGCCGAGATGCGCGCGGTCGAGCGGGAGACGGTCTACAACATCGAGGCCGTGATCCCCGATCCGGACTCCGGCCTGCGCCGGCTGACCCTGCTCGCTTCGACGGGCACGAACGAGGGCGGCACGGCGTAGAGATTCTCTAGGGGTTTGTCCCTATATACGTTACGCGTAACGCGACGATAATAGAGGCATAGACCAACCCACCGGAGAAGACGATGACCACTCGCACCTACATCACCGAACAGTGCGGCGCCCGCTGGCTGATCGAGTCCACAAACTCGCAGGGCGCGCGCGCCTTCTGGGTGTTCCTGGTAGCCGGCCGCTCCGCCGCCAAGCCCGGATTGGTCGGGTTCTACGCGGCGAGTTTCAATGCCGCCTGCGACGCGCTGAACAACTGAGGAGGAGATCATGCAAGCCACCTATACCGCATACCGCAATGGGCACGTGTTCGTCGACCACGGCACTTGGGAGCAGGTTGAGAAGATACTGGCCATCGGATACTGCGTTGCAAGTCGTGAGTATCGCGGAGACGGTAGCGTTGGGATCGGCTTGGGCTTGGTGATAGGCGCGGCGCAGTCGCGCCACGTCATCGACGGCTACAACGTCGAGTTCCAAAGCGCCAAGCCTGCTCGCGCTAGCGAGGACTACTGAGAAGTCATGCGGGCAGAACGCCCAGACTGGTCCGGCCGGACCGTCGTTTGCATCGCAAGCGGTCCGAGCCTGACGCTGGAGGACTGCGAGGCCGCGCGCGTCTCCGGGCATCCGACGATCGTGACCAACACGACGTTCCGGCGCTGCTTCTGGGCCGCGATGCTGTTCGGCTATGACTCCCGCTGGTGGAAGGCGCACATCGAGGAGGTCCGCGCGAGCGGGTTCGCCGGCCGCCTGCTCTGCGCGTCGCCGATCGCGGGGAACCTCGGCGTGGAGACGGTGCACAACGCGCCGTGGCTCCGGTCCTACCCGAACTCGGGCGCCTGCTCGATATCCATAGCCATCGCGGCGCGCGCGTCGCGGATCTTTCTCCTGGGCTTCGACTGCGCTCCGCTCGCCGGCCGGATGCACTGGCACGACGATCACCCGCCTGCGTTCGGCATGACCAACTGCGCCTCGATCTCGGCGTGGCCGAAGCACTTTCGGCTCGTGGCGCGCGACGCAGAGCTGGCCGGCGTCGAGGTCGTCAACGCGAGCCGCGCGACGGCGCTCCGGTGCTTCCGGCGAGGGTCGATCTTCGATCTGTGACGGGTTAGGGTTTGTCCCAATAGACGTTACGCGTAACGCGGCGATAATAGAGGCACAGACCCACCCGCCGAGAGAGAGCAAAATGGCCAAGTCGATTACTTTCAACGTCCTCAAGCGCGACGCATCCGGACGAGTCGAGGTGGCCGATAAGCTGGCGAAGATGGACCAGTACACCAGGCGCTCGATTTATCGCTACGAATCGACCGAGGTGGCGCCGATCAATAGGCGCGTCTTTTGGCAGTCGGAAACCGGGCCGTGCGAAGGTGTCTCGGTTGCCTTTTACGTCGCCTAGTAGGGAGAGTAAACATGGATGACGACTACTGGCCGGACGAACTCGGAAGCTGCGCGGCGTCGGACTGGCGCACGCGGTGGCCGAAGCACTGCGCGGCGTGCGGCGGTTGGGGCGGGACGAGCTATCAGGAGTCGCACGGATTCAGGGGCGGCGGGTCGGAGACGATCTTCGAGCCATGCGGCGCGATCGACAACCTGCACACCTGCCACCGGTGCGGCCATCCCGGCCTGACGGAGGACGGCGAAGGGCCGTGCACCGCCTGCGGTTGGGACTACGATGATGGAGTACCAGGACCATGATGAACGACGAACTCACCCCGAACGCTCGGCGCCAGCGCGAGTTCCGCGAGCGCAAGGCGAAGCGATCCGCGGCCGAGGTCCGCGGGATCTGGGCGCACGTCGACGACCACGACGAGATCAAGGCCGAGGCCGGCCGGATCTCCAGGCGTCGCGAGCGCGCGGCGGCGAAGCGGAAGCCGGCGGCGATGAAGGTGGCGCGGAAGTGACGGCGCACTTGAATTACTGCCGCCAAATGGTGCGTCAGTTCGTCAGCGAATCAGACCTAGATTCAGTAGCGCCATGGATGAAGTCGTTTAAGGCGCACTGTATCGACCTGGCGCGCACGTCGCAGAAGTTTATCCTACCGGACGGAGGGCGCTTGTACGACGACCCTGAATATAGGGCGCTCGACGAAAGTATCCCGCTTATGCTCCCATTTGAGCGCATAGCAATAGAGTTTACACGCAGCCCGAACTATATCTCCACGCAGCCAATAAGAAATACCGCGCCAGGCGTATTCCAGACAACAAAATCACTCCTGTTCGCTCGTCAACTTGACGATTGCATAGCGATCACTGTAATTATATGGTCTGGAACTATGTGGGCCCCATACCCAGAGGTCGCGATCCCTCTAATAAACTATATTGATCGGTCTAGGAGGCGGAATGGATATGTGTCCATTCTTTTGGCGCAAAATGATAACGCATATATGTATGTTCCGGCCTCAGATTATGGTGATGAGGTCGGCGCTCTGCTGGGTATGCTAAATGTACTTCGGTGCGGTAATGTGCATATAGAGCGTAGTTCATCAAATGTCCGTAAGGCAATGCAGGCCGGCAAGGCGTTCCAATTTGATGACTATCACATCCTGACAATCGATGCCTCCGGGTCTGCTGGTTCGTCTAGCGCGACAACTGCTTGTCATCACCGCTCTCCGCGCGAACATCTACGCCGAGGACACATCAGGCGATTAGCAGACGGACGGCGCATATGGGTGAATGCAACCGTTGTCGCTGCTGGTAAAGGCGCAGGCTTCATATCGAAGGACTATGCGGTGCGTCCAGTATGAGAACGATCCGCGGCGGCAAGGGCCTCGGTGACGCCCTCTACGTCCAGGCCGTGGCGCGTCACCTCGTCGCGCGCGGCGAGCGTCTCCGAGTCGCCACCGCGTGGCCGGACGTGTACTCGCCGCTCGGCGATCGCGTCGAGTGCGTCGCGTTCCGGAAGAACGACATTCAGATCCTCGCGCACTACGCGCTTCGGAAGGGGTTCCGCACCGACCAGTTCACCGACGTCTGCCTACAGGCCGGACTCGGCGCCGCGGTGGACCTCCGGCTGGATTGGACGATCGGCGATCAGGCGCTGGTCGACGCGCTCCGGCGCGAGGCCGCCGGCCGGCCGATCTGCCTGGTCCAGCTGCCGCGCGTCCCGATGGACCGCAAGGACGGGTTTGGCGCCGAGCTACTGCCGGACGGAGGGGCGCTACAGCGCGCTGTGGACGTGCTACGCGGGCGCGCGCTGCTCGTCCAGGTCGGAGCAGGTCGCGCGCTCTATCGCCTGTCTGGGCTGGATGTAGACCTCTCCAACCAGACTTCTGTGCGGCAGCTCCTCGACGTTGCGCTGGCGGCCGACGGTGCGCTGGGCTATGTCTCGTTCATGCTCCCGCTCTGCGAGTCCTTCGGGAAACCGATCATGCTGGTCTGGTCGAGGCGCGGCCTAAAATCGCCCGTGGGATTCGTCCGGCAGATCACGCCCGAGAAGACGATCCACCGCAAGGAGCTGGCGATGGTAGTCCGAGACGGCGAACTCGACGACGTGGAAGGAGTGGCACGTGCATTTCTGCGATAGGTCGATCGTGGAGGAGACGTTCCGCGGCCGGCGCGTCGCGATCGTCGGAAGCGGTCCCGGCGTGCTCGACAACGAGCCGGGGGTGGTCGACGGCCACGACGTCGTGGTGCGGATCAACAACTTCAAGCTGAGCGCGCCGGCAGGCCACCGCACGGACGTGTTCTATTCCTTTTTCGGCTCGTCGATCCGGCGCGAGCGCAGGGACATGCCGGACGTTCGCCTCTGCATCGCCAAGTGTCCGGACGCGAAGTTCATCGAGTCGGCGTGGCACAAGGTCAACGGCAAGCCGCACGGCGTGGACTTCCGCTACATCTACCAGGCGCGAAAGGAGTGGTGGTTCTGCCCGACCTACGTCCCGCCGGTCGACGAGTTCCTGGCCGTGTTTGTCTCGCTCGATCACCACGTGCCCACGACTGGCTTCTCGGCGATCCGCACGGTCCTGGACTGCGAGCCGGCGGAGGTCTTCCTGACCGGATTCGACTTTTTCACCAGCGGGATTCACAACGTCAACGAGCGTTGGAAGCCTGGGAACCCGTCGGACCCGATCGGCCACCGCCCTGACATGGAACGGCGCTGGCTCCGCGAGCGGCTTGGGTCGCACCCGATCTCGATGGACCGGCTCGCGCGGCACAGCATCATGCGCGAGGATCCGGCGGCGGCGCCTCCGCGGCGACTTTCAACCAAGAGGGGCCGCGAGGCCGCAGCAACATGAAACGCGAAAAGGTCCGTGGTCCGGTCGAGTTCGGCGCGCTGCGCAATCCCCTGCTCGGCCGCGTCCTGACCGAGTTCGGCGCCGAGGCGTTCCGGCGCTGCTCGGTGATGATGGAGTTTGAGGCGTTCTTGCAGTCCGTGCTCGATACTCACGTTGGGCGCGAAGCTGCGATGAAGATGACCTGCCTGGAGATCGGCAGCTATAACGGCATCAGCGCGCTGGTCCTCTCGCAGTACTTCCGTCGCGTGGTCTGCGTCTCGATCGACGACCGCCCAGGCGAACTCCTAAAGCACCGGATCGTCGCCGCGCTCGGCGTCTCGAACATCGACTTTCTCGACGCGGAGAACAACGACGAGAAGGCCGAGATCATCCGCGGTCTGGACTTCCAGTTCTGCTACCAGGACGGCGACCACATGAACGACACGCACGGCGACTTCGAGCTGGTCAAGCGGTGCGGGAGAGTCCTCCTCCACGAATACTGGCCGCTTCAGCCGGCGGTCTGGAACCTCGTCAACGAACTGCCGCAGGACGAGATCACGCGCGCGCAGTTCGATTGCCTCGCCTACTGGCACTGGAACGGCCGTGACAGCCTGGACTGAACCATGAAAGACGCTCCAACGGTCCGCGACCCGCTGACCTTCTACTATCGCGAGGGGCTGTTTCCAGAGTACCTACGCCACGGCAACGCGTGCCAGTTCATCGCGCCGGTCGCGCGCCACTTCTGTAAGGGGGTCGGCTTCGACGTTGGATGCGGCGACTGGCCGCTGGACGACGCAACGCCGATCGACCTGAAGCGCGGCGGCGACGCGATGGCGCTGCCGAACTGGGGTCCGCTCGTCGACTACGTGTTCAGCTCCCACTGCCTGGAGCACCTGCCGGATCCGATCGCCGCGCTGGAACACTGGCGCTCGCGCCTCCGTAGGGGCGGCGTCCTGTTCCTCTACCTGCCTCACCCCGACATGATCTATTGGCGGCCGCAGCACTGCCGTAAGCACCTGCACACGTGGACTCCGGCGCAGATGGCGGAGATCGTCGCGGACCTGGGCTTCGAGAAGGTGATCCACTCGGAGCGCGACATGGCGTGGTCATTCTCGGTCGTCGGGCGCAAGTTCGGCGTCTGATCCGTGGATCGGTTCGTCGCATCGTTCCCTGCCGAGGCCGACGGCGATCTGATGCTGTGCGAGCAGAACGGCGTGGCGTGGCAGACCGACATGACCTCGCGCGTGGACTACGGGCCGGACTACTGGTCAAAGTGCGCCGGCTACGAGGGCAGCGCGATCGCTGAGGCGATCAACGCGGCGCGCGTGGCGCTCGTCGCGCGCTACTTCGGCGGACGGGTCTGCGATATCGGGATCGGGTCCGGCGCGTTCGTCCGCGCGCGCCCGCTGACCTACGGTTTTGACGTCAACCCGACGGCGATCGCGTGGCTCAAGCGCGAGGGCCTGTTCGTGAACCCAAGCGACGGGTTCGGAGCGTTCACCTTCTGGGATGTGCTGGAGCACGTCGAGTATCCGGCGCAGTACTTGGCGCTGGTCCCTCTCCACGGCTGGGTGTTTGTGAGCCTGCCTATCTTCCGCGACCTGCGCGAGATCCGGGCCTCGCGGCACTACCGTCCCGGCGAACACCTGTACTATTGGACCGACTCCGGATTCATCGGCTGGATGGCGCTCCACGGATTCCAGGTGCACGAGGCGAACGACGACGAGACGCGCGCGGGGCGCGAGTCGATCCGGAGCTACGCTTTCAGGAGGAATAGATGGCCGGCGACCTGATCGAGATCAAGCTGACCGGGCTCGCTGGCGTGCTCGAAACGCTCGCGAAGCTGCCGCCCGAGGTCGTCTCCAAGCGCGGCGGCCCGGTCAAGGCCGCGCTCCGAAAGGGCGCGCAGGTGATCCTCAAGGCCGAGAAACAGAACCTTCAGGCCGTGACGTCCAACGCGACCGACTCGGGCAAGCGGGAATCGACCGGGTTCCTGCTCAAGAACCTCACCGCCTCGCGCGGGAAGCCGCCGACGGGCAGCAAGGGCGAACGCTACGTGGTCCGCGTCCGGCGGAAGACCTACGTGGGGCGCAGCGGCAGCGAGCCGACGACCACGCTGAAGGTCGCGCAGCTGCTTGAGTACGGATCGAGCCAGCAGCCGGCCGAGCCCTGGATCCGGCCGGCGTTCCTGGCCAACGCGCAGCGCGCTATCGAGACGATCGAGCGCGAAACCGTCCGCGCGGTCGAGGCCGTTGCGGCTAAACTAGGGGCAGCCAACAAGGGGAAGTGATCGCGCGCCATGTTCCCTCCCGTCTTCCAGACTCTCAAGGCGAGCGCCGACGTCAAGGCAATCGTCGGGACGAACCCGCCGCGGATCTATCGGCACGGGGACGCGCCGCAGGGCATTGACCGCCCCTACATCACCTGGCAGCTGATCAGCGGGACGCCGGAGAACAACCTGAGCGACGCGCCGCCGGCCGACCGGCAGACCGTGCAGGTGGACTGCTGGCACCAGACGGACGCGGGCATCGAGATCCTCGCGGAAGCGGTCCGCGACGCGATCGAGCCGACCGCGCACCTGACCGGGACGATCATCGACATGCGCGAGACGGAGACTCGCTTGTATCGCGTCGGGATGCAATTCGACTTCTGGGGGCGCTGAACGCGGACCCCGCCATCTGTTCGTCAACCGCTCGGGCCGACGGCTTGGGCTTTCTTCTGAGGTACTGCTATGAGCGTCATCGATGGGGCATTCGAAACCAAGGGCACCCACCTCTACTTCGTGGGCTCCAACGGGAGCACGATTCACCGCATGACCTGCCCGACCGGGATCACGGCGATCAACGGCGGGACCAAGGACAAGATCGACACGACGTGCCTGGACAACGTCTCGGCGTTCCGGACCTACCTCGGCGGCTTCGCCGATCCGAGCGAAGTGTCCGTCCCTTTCATCCTCTATGACGGCGACGCGACGCACGCGGATCTGGTCGCGCTGCAGCAGTCCGGCGATACCGTCGGCTGGCTCGTCGGCCTGAGCGACGCCACGACCGCGCCCACGCTCGCTTCGGACGGGCTGGAGCCCCCGGCCGGCCGGACCACGTTCGCATTCGAGGGCTACGTCTCCAACCTGACCTTCGACGCGGCCGTGAACGACGTCATCCGCGGGACGTTGACCATCCAGCCGAGCGGGTTCACGCAGTACCACGCAGCGGTCTGAGGGCCGCATGGATAAGGCACTGCTGCTGTACCGCGGCGGCGTTCGCTCCGTCGTCCGAACCCTGGCCGACGGAGCGGAACACACGCTGTACTACAAGGCGCGGACGCCGAACGAACTCGCGGCCTACTTCGGCGCGGAGCAGTCGTTCGGCGAGGGGGAGAAGGCGAACGTGGCGCGGCAGAAAGCGCGCGCGAAGTTCATCGCCGAGGGGCTCTGCACGGAGACGGGCGAGCCGCTGCTTACGGTCGCCGAGGCGGAGCTGATTCCGGGGACGCTTAAGGCGGAGATCTGCGAGTTCATCGCCACGGGTTCGAATGAAGCCGGCCCGGAAAAAAACGGCTGACCGCCAGGGGCGAGGAGTGGTTCTGGCATATCCTCGCTCTCGCGCTCGGTGGCCGGACGGTCGCCGAGTGGCAAAGCGTGATGACGCAGCCCGAGTATCTGGCGTGGATCGAGTTCTATCGCCTCTACCCGTTCGATGACATGCATCGCTTCCACCGTCCGGCCGCGCTCGTCGCCAACTCCATGTCCGGGGCTGGCGTCGACAAGCTGCTGGAGTGGCTCGCGCCCGACCCGACGCTGGAGAAGTTCAGCGAAGCGGACCGCGCGACGATGCGCGCGCTCCGAGCGCAGATGAAAGGCTGACCCGACATGGCCGCCGGCTCGATCGTCGTTGACCTCCTGATGCGGACCGGCTCGTTTGAGACGGACACCGCGCGCGCGGCGAAGTCGCTCAAGCGGCTCCAGAAAGAGGCCGACGACCTGAAGCGCGCGTTCAAGGCGTCTTTCGCGGGGAACCTGCTCGCCGACTTTACGCAGCAGCTGGGGGCGCGGCTCGCGCAACTGCCTGGCGAGATCCTCCGCTCGTTGGACGCGTTCAACGATCTGTCCGACGCCACCGGCGAATCCGTGGAAAACCTCTCCGCGCTGGAGGACGTCGCGCTGCGCACCGGGACCAGCATGGATACCGCGAGCGACGCGCTGATCAAGCTGAACAAGGCGCTGGAGGAGGCGCGCAAGGACAAGGACAGCACGGCGGCGCAGGCCATTCGGAATCTGGGTCTGGAGATCACGGAGCTGTCGAAGCTCTCGCCGGTCGAGCGGCTACAGGCGGTCGGCAAGGCGCTGAACGGGTTCGGCGGCGAGAACAAGCTGGCTTACAACATGGCGCTGCTCGGCAAGAGCGTGCGCGAGACGGCGCCCCTGCTGAAGGATCTCGGCGAGGCCGGCGCGCTGAACGCCACCGTCACCAAGCGGCAGGCGGAGGAGGCGGAGAAGTTCAACAAGGAGCTGTTCGCGCTCCAGAAGAACGCGACCGACGTGGCTCGCTCGCTCGCCGGTCCGGTGATCTCGGCGATCAACGAGACGGCGGCGGCGTTCCGCAAGAGTCAGGCCGAGGGCGAGAGCTGGTGGACCTTCATTACGAGGCGCTTCAACCAATCGAACGGGGTGGAACCGCCGAAGCTCGACTCCAAGGCCGGAGCGGGCCGCGGGTTCGTCAATCCCGAACTGGTGCAGCCCGAGTTGAAGCCCCTGGAAGACACGCCGAAGAAAGGGCCGAAGACCAAGCCGCCGAAGTTCACCGGCACGACGTATGAGGAGCAGATCGCCGAGAAGGCGGCCGGCCTCTTGGAAGACTCCGACGTGACCCGCGCCCGCGTCTTCGCCGACACGCTCGCGAAGCTGGATGACCTCTACTTCAACGCGGGTCTGAGCGGCGAGCTGTATGACTCGGCGGTCAAGAAACTGCTGAACACGACGGACAGCGCGGCCGAGGCGCAGCGATCGTACAAGGCGCTGGTCGAGGAGGGGCGGCAGATCTTCGAGAAGACGCGAACCCCGGCCGAGGAGTTGGCCGCCGCGCAGTCCCACCTGAACGATCTCCTGACGGCCGGCGCGATCACCTGGGACACCTACGCGCGCGCGGTCTTCCAGGCGCAGGACGCCTACGATGCGGCGACCAAGAAGGCGGAGCAGGCGAGCACCGCGCTGGACGACTTCGCCAAGAACGCGGCGGAGAACATCCAGCGGAGTTTCGGGGACACGCTCCAGGCCGCGATGGAGGGGAACTGGAAGAGCATCGGCGACGGATTCAAGTCCATGCTGAATCGCATGGTCGCCGAGGCGCTGGCGGCGAACATCGCGCGGGCGCTATTCGGGGGCGACTCGAAGGGTGGAGTCAGCGGGACGGGCGGGCTGATCGGCCCACTGTTGCAGGCGTTCGGGTCGCAGGTGCTAGGCTTCGCCGGAGGCGGCGACCCGCCTACGAATCGCGTCTCGCTCGTCGGCGAGCGCGGCCCGGAGCTATTCGTGCCGCGCACCGCGGGGACGATCGTACCGGCCGGCCCGACCGCGGCGGCGCTCCGCGTCGGTGGCGTGCAGGTCACGAACAACTTCACGCTGGCCGGCCCGGTCGATCGCCGGACGGAGCATCAGCTGGCGCTGGAAGCCTGGCGCGGCGTCCGGCGCGCGACGGAACGGAGCTGACCCTATGTCCTGGATTGACGCCGAGTTTCCACCGCGCCTCGCGTTCGGGATCGAGTGCAACCCGGAGTGGGCGACGACCGTGATCACGACGATCGGCGGACGCGAAAGCCGGCTGCTCGCCTGGGCGGACGCGCGCCACTCGTTCGATGCCTCGTTTGCCGTCCGGACCCTCGACGACCACGCGCTGATCCGCGCGCACTTCCACCAGGCGCGCGGCCGGACGCATTCCTGGCCCCTGCTCGATCCGACCGATCACGCGGCGACGATTACGGAGGGATTCGCCGAGGCGACCGGAACGGCGAACCAGTACCAGCTGGTGAAGCGTTACGGGTCCGGCAGCTACGCGTATGACCGGAAGATCACGCGGCCGTTCGGCGTCGCGCTCTACAAGTCGGGCGTCTTGCAGACTCCGGGCTCGGGCTACACGATCAACGAGGACACCGGCGTGGTGACGATCACCAGCACGACCGCCTCGGCGCTCACGTGGTCGGGGCAGTTCTACGTCCCCTGCCGCTACGACACCAACAAGCTGCCGACTCGCGTGGTCAACCGGAACGGCGAAGACCTGCTGATCGAGTCGGGCGGCATCCCGATCGTCGAGGTGAAGGAATGAGCAAGACGATCGACTCCGGCCTGCTGGCGACCTATCAGAGCGAGGCGCCGACCATCGCAGTGCTCGTGACCGTCACCCGGACCGACGCCGAAGTGTTCCGCTGGGTCGGCCTCGATCGCGACCTGATCGTGGACGGCGACCTCTACACGGCGGCGCCGGGGGTCCAGCTCTCGTCGCTGGTCAGCAGCGAGGGTTTCGAGGTCGACAACGCGGAGATCACGATTCTGGAGGACGCCGATATCACGCGCGCCGATATCCTCGCGGGGATCTGGAACAACGCCGAAATGACCATCGCCGAGTGCGACTGGGCCGCCGCGTCGCCGGTCGCGAACGTGCTCAAGCGCGGCCGGCTCGGTGTCGTCTCGCCGCGGCGCGGTTATTCGGTCGTCGAGTTCCGCGACCTACGGCAGGTCATTCAGGGGGAGCACGCGACGGTTCTACAGCCGACCTGCCGCTACGTGCTCGGCGACGCGAAGTGCACCAAGGACGTCAGCGGGTCGCCGTTCACGGTCAGCGGGACGCTCGACTCGGTGACCTCGCAGTACAGCGTGACGGACGCGGCGCGCGCGGAAGCCGCGGACTACTTCGGCGAGGGACTGTTCACGTTCACGAGCGGAGCGAACGCGGGACTCTCGAAGCGCATCAAGTCGTTCGCGTCGGGCGGCGTCTTCGTGTTCTGGGAGCAGTTCGTTTACCCGATCGCCGGGACGGAAACCTACACCGCCCGCGCGGGCTGTCGTCTCCGCTTCCAGGAGGACTGCATCACGAAGTTCGACAACGGCGTGAACTTCGGCGGCGAGCCGAACAAGCTGAACCCCGACTCCCTGACGGCACCGGCATGATCACGCGCGAACAGGTCGTGGACGAGGCGCGCAGCTGGGTCGGGACTCCCTACCAGCACCAGGCGCGGATCAAGGGCATCGGCGTCGACTGCGCCGGCCTACTGATCGGCGTCGCGCGCGCGCTCGGCATCGTCTCTCCCGTCTTCGACGTGAACGGTTACACGCGCCGGCCCGATGGCTGGTCGCTGATCGAAACCTGCGAGCAGCACATGCAGGCGATCGAGCGGGCCGATATGGGCCCCGGAGACGCTGTCGTGGTCCGATTCGACTCCGAGCCCCAACACTTCGGTTTGATCGCCCCATACAGCCACGGCGGCCTCTCCATCATCCACGCTGCGTCGAAGCACAACCGGGTGATCGAGACGCGGCTGCTGTTCGGCGACGGAACGCGCGCGATGAAGTTCGTCCAATCCTACCGGCTGCCGGGAGTCGCCTGAGATGGCTCAACTCGCAGTCTCGGCGGCCGGCGCAGTAGTCGGGTTCTATCTCGGCGGCCCGGTCGGCGCGCAGATCGGGTGGACCGCCGGCTCGATGATCGGCGCGAGCCTGTTCCCAGAGAAGGGCAAGGTGCCGGGGGTCGGGGATCTCAGGGCGCCGAGCGTTCAGTACGGGTCGCCGCTCGTTCGCCTGCACGGGACCAACCGAACATCGGGCGCGCTCGCGTGGTACAGCCCCAAGCGGGTGATCGCGGGCGACGCGGGCGGGAAGGGGACGCCGGACGCGCCGACGGGCGACACGGCGGAGATCGACGTGCTGGTGATCGTGAGCGTGGATAGCGACGTTCACTCTCTGCTCCGCGTCTGGATCAACGGTGAGCTGAAGTGGACCGGGCGCGCGGACAGCGACGCGGACTCTATCGACAACAGCGCCGCGACGGACGCCTGGACCTCGATCGAGTTCCTGGACGGTGGCGCGACGCAGCTACCGCACCCGGTGATTGAGGCCATCGAAGGCGTCGGCAACGTCCCGGCGTACCGCCATCGTCAGTGCGTCTTGATCGAGGGCCTGCAGCTTGGCCAAAGCGGGCAGATACCGCTCATCGAGTTCGAGGTTTCCAAGGCGGTCACGGACACCGAGGACTTGATCCTCTACGCCCCATTCACGACGGATAACGTAGACACGATCTCTCCGGCCACGACGACGATCACCAGCGGGCCAGGGGTCGGGAGCAACACATCGGCCGGCGTCACGATCAGCTGGGACGAGGCGACCATCGTTCAGACCACGCTCCGCTTCTACGACTTCGGTGCGCCTGCGGACAAGCTCGACCTGGCGCTCTACGCTGGGCAGGACGTCTCGATTGAGGTGCACGCGACCTTCATCGATACCTTGATCGGAGGCACCAACGAGTTCCGGTTTTTCGAGTACAGCAATGGCACCTATCAAGTCGGCTTTGGCTGGTACGCAGGCAGCCTGCGGTGCCACTACAGCGACGGCTCCAGCGACCCAACATCGGTCACGTTCGCCGGCCAGGAAACCTTCAAGATGGTGTTCCTCGCGGACGGAACGACCGCCGAGTGGTACATGGACGACGTGCTGGTGCGCAGCCGAAGCGTCAGCCGCGCGGCGATCGCGCTCGGAGACGTGTACATCCGCATTTCGGACAACTGCCGCATCAAGTCCGGCACGTTCAGGAATCTGCGCATGTTCATCGGCGCGCTACCGACGACGCCCCCGCTGATCGACCTCGCGGACATTGTCCGAGCGGAGTGGGCGCTGGTCGACGACGTGGCGAACATCGACGCGACCGATCTCGAAGGCATCCCGGTGCGCGGCTTCCAGTCCGCGGGCTCGATCCGCGCCGCGCTGGAGATGCTCTCCGCCATCTTCCACTTCGGCGCAGTCTGCTCGGACAAGCTCTATTTCCGGCTCCGCGGCGGCTCGATCGTCGCGACCGTCGACGCCGACGATCTCGCGGCCGGCGAGGAGGGGCCAGCGGAGGAACCGTTCGCGCCGGTCGTCGCCGACGATGCCGAGATCCCAGAGCGCGTGGCGCTGACCTATCCGAACTGGTCGGACGACTACGCGAACGGGACCGAGACGGGGGACCGCGGAAGCGGAAGCACGGTGGTACTGTCGCAGCAGTCCAACGTGGTGATGACGCCCTCCGAGGCGAAGATTGCCGTGGAGACGTACACCGCGCAGCTTGGCATCGCC